GGCTTTGACGAGGTTGCGGCGTGGGTCGTCTGACGGCTTCCACCATGTCCAGTGCCACGGCCAGCCTTGCGGTGGGTGCGCTGGGTGCGGGTGGCTGAATGGGCCATTGCCGCCCATGTCGCCGTAGCAAACGGCTGCACGGGACAGTTCCCAATTGCTGTGTTGATCGTCGTGCTCAGGCGTCCATCCCTCAGCCTCGATCTGCCTGCGACGCTCCGCGAGAACGTCGAGCGCGGCTTGTGTCATGTCACTCATCGCTGCCTCCGATTCCAAACGCCTTGGCCCACCGCCCCGCTTCTTCAATCACGAGTTCCTGCTCGTCCGGGTCGAGCAACCCGAAGTCGTGGCGGTAGGTATAGCAGGCAGATACAAGCTGCTCATATGTCAACGGCTCGCGCTTCGGCTCGGCCTGCTCACCGTCAGTCGCAAGCACCCTGCCGAGTCCGTCGCAGATCGGGCACTCTCGGTCAAAGTCCTCGCCACACTGAGGACAAGGTTTCCATCGTTCGGCCGGCACGTCTGGAAAGCGATCCTCTGCCACGATCATGTGCGGGTCGTCTGGCTCGGCCGGCGGTGCGGCCGCTGGCGGGCCATCGCGCAGCCACCTACAAACGTCGGCGATCCAGTCGTTGCTGGTGTACTCACTCGGCATCCACGTTGACTCTGCCGCCGCCTGTCGCATTTGCTGCATGGCGACCGCATCGAGGTCGATAGGCTGCTCGGCCTGCGGTGCGGCTGGCGCAGCGTTCAGTCGGCGAGCGATTTCCTGCGCGTAGGCGAATTTGTGGCCGTCGCTCTCGAAGTCGCCGGTAACGTCAAGGCGCACGTCGTGCGTGAAGTCGTCCGACTCGATCCACACTTGTTGCTTCCACGCTTGTTGCTTGTCTCGCCCTGCCAGCCACGGACCACGCTCCTGTATTACGGGCACGGCCGCCACCGGCTGCGCATCGGCCTGTGCGCGCAGGTAGACGCTCGCCAGCAACAGGGCGTTGCGGGCGTCGCTGTCGGGCGCATGAAAGGACATCGCTACCCATAGCGCATCGGCCAGCGCGCGGAGTTCGTCGGGGGTCATATCGCGATGCCTTTGTTGCGCAGCTCGTTGCGGAACCCCTCGAAGGCATTCCAGAAGTAACCGTTGAGCGCGGTCGTGAGCATGTCCATCATGCCCTTGCCGATCGCATCCTTGATCGCTTCCTGCACCGCCTCGGGGTTCTCCTTAAGCCAGGCCACCGCCGCCGTCTTGACTTCTTCGCGCAGCAGATCGGTCACGAGTTCGATGGCATAGGGTGGCTCCGTCTTGGTATCCCCCCACTGCCCCACCTTGACCACACGCTTCTCGAAAAACGCTTCGTGCATCGCCTTATCGACGAGGGCCTTGATCTCCTCGTTCGTCATCAGCTCGCCGATCTGCGATCGGATCATCGAGCCGACGCGCTCCTGGAACGACTGCACGGTTGCAACTTCGTTGGTCATCGTCATTTCTCCTGCGGCGCTATCTGCGCCCGCTTCATGTTCGGTTGGGTCTGCGCCGACCAATGCCCAGTCAAACGGGTGTTGAAGCAGGCATGAAAATTGAAGCCGCGATGTGTGCGCCTGAAACTGAAACCCTGCTTGCCCGGCGGTGCGTACCACGGCGCTTTCACGACTATCCATCGCCAAGTCAGCGACCACGGCCAGTGCAGCGCGGCAATCAGAAAAGAACCCGTTGGCGTGCCGTTGCTGTGCATCCGCTCGCATATGGTCAGTGGCCCAATGTCCATCGTCACTCCTTGCTCGGCGCTACCTGCGCCGGTTTCTCGACCACGTTCGCCTGCGCCGGGTCGTCGGACGCAGAGCCGCATGCCACCAGGCCGGCGACGATGAGCACGATTACGACTCGCATCACGCTACCCATCGCCATTTCCCTCCTACCATGTCCTCGCCGACCGGCTGCACCTTCCGGTTTGGCCTGTTGTGCCAGAGGCGCGCAGGGCCGCCAGCTTCGCCATCGAACACGAACCCGGCAGCGCGCAAGCTGGCGCCGCCTTCCTCTGGCAACGTGTAGGTAATGATCCGTTCGTACCCGAGTGCGCGCGCTGCTTTGCGGACTGCGCTATAGAGCATCGAGCACGCGTTAGGCGTGCCGTCCGTACAAACTCGATTGATCTCGATGGTCCGGCCGTCTTGAAATGCCGGCGCGACAGGACGGCCAGCAATCGCAACGCCGCAGAGTCGTTCGTCGTCAGCAACACCGGCACAGATGATCGTTCCGGGCGTTGGCCCGTGGTGCCTGTGCAGGCGCCGCACAAACTCGTTGGCTGTCTTGTGGAGCACTGGCACAACGCGCAGAGTCACGCGAGCACCCCGGCGACGATGAGCGCGATCAGCAGCGCGGCGGCGTAGCGGTTCATGCCGACCTCCTGATAAGCTTCCCGCCAGCGAGCGACGGAATCGCGCTGTGATCGCTGCCCGGCCGGCGCACCTCGCACCGCGCAGCCACGACCCGCCGATCCCGCACGTACTGCACGCGCATCTGCTCGCAGGCGGCGGCCGACGGCGCTTCGATGCGGTCGATGGCGTAGCCGGTGCTGGTTTGCAAGATCAAGATCAAGATCCACGTCATAGCGGCACTCCATCCCATGCCCAGGTGTCGCAATCCGAGCCGTCGAATCCGGCCGGCGGGACCGCCTCGAACTTCGCGCACCAGCCGCCAGCGTCCAGGAACAGGCAGGTGCGGCAGCCCGGCGCCATCTGGTCGTAGCGGGCAACCATCGAGACAAGCGCATCGCGTGTCGCCCGCCATTGCGCCTTGGTGATCGAGTTCGCGGGGGCGCCGGCCTGCATCATCTGGGCGATCGACGGCCCAGCGCTCTCGGCACTCGACCCGGGCCCGTACACCGGCGCCAGGTCGTCGCGAAGCGTGCTCATCGGGTTCGCGCTCATCGCAGTCCGCTCATGGTCACCACGTGCCCGTCGAACTCGGCCCGCAGGGCGTCGGTGACTGGATCGCCCAGCGCGCGCTTGTCATCAGCCGCGTGGATCTCGGTCGACAGGTACCCGGGGGCTGGGCCGTTCGTGAACTCGCGGCCCGTGAGCGTGTTCCGGTACCGAACCGAATCCCCGTCGGAGTCGACGACCTCGGCGAACTGGGCGAGCAAGCTCGGGATGAACCGATGGTCCGGGCAGGCCGCGTGCTGGTCGTCCAGCGCCAGGTCGTACCCGTGCCGCTCGCACCGCCAGCCGCCGTCGGGCATGGGCGTCGCGTGCGCGCAGGTTCGACACGACACGGCGGGCGCGGCCGTCCCGTGGCAGATCGCGTGAAACGGGCAGAACTTGCACGCCCACCACGCAGGATCTTCGGAAATCTTCGACGGCGGCTCGGCTGCGAAGATCACGCTCTCGGCGCGCTTCAATAGCCGCTGAGCCTCTGACTCGTCATGCTCAACGCGCTCGAAATACAGGTCGTCAGTATCCTTGTTCACCACCAGGTATGCGGCGCGCTCCATGCCGGTCAAGTGCATGTAAATCTGCATCTGGGCGAAGTGCATCGGCTTGACCTTGCGCACGCCGTCCTTTTGCAGTTCCTTGAACGCTTTCGCGTTCGAGGTCTTGAACTCGACGACGTGCCAGGTGCGCGGCGCCTCCGGAAATCCGACGCCTGCCGCGTCCATCGACCCTGCGAAATGCCCGCCGTGGGCGGCGACGCGCCACTGGTTGCCGGCCTCGTCGCGGTCCTCAATCTGCACGCCGATGGCGCGGAGGTCGGCGATCAGTCGATCCTCCTCGCGCTGGCCGGTCTCGAGCAGGCGCAGCACGCGCCCCGGCATACGCTCGACGGCAGCCCATCGGAAGGACAGCCATAGCTTGCGCGCGCAGTCCTCACCGATCTGGCTGGCGCCCAGGTGCGCCCTCGGGCCACCGCGCCGCCGCTCGTAGGCGGCGAAGATCGCGGTGACCGTCTGGTGCATTGGGTCAGGCAGGACGGCCACGTCAGGCCGCCTTGGCCTTCGCCCACGGCGGGGTCGTCGCGGCCGGCTTGGACGCGGCGGGCTTCGCGGGAGCGCCGGCCGCCGTGACCGCGGCGAACCCGGTCACGTCGTTCGAGTCCCCGTAGGTATCGCCGGGCTTGGCCTTGCGGACCTTGACCGTCACCAGCACCGGCTTCTCGTGCAGCTCGAGCGAGTCGGTGAGCTTAGTGACACCCACCGCGTGGCACAGCGCCGAGAGCTGCGCCAGGCCGATCTGCTGCGCCTGGGCGTTCTCGTTGACGATGTTCAGCCGGGCCCACAGGCGCCGGTTCGCGTGCTCGCCGTCCATGATCTCGAAGGTGAGCTTGAGAATCTGCCCGGTGCCGGCCTTCGTCGGCACGACCTCCGAGTCGATCACCTGCGCGAGATACTTGCCGGCCGGCAGCAGGTCGAATTCCTGCTGGGGTTGGACTTGGGTGGCGTCGAAAGACAGTTCGGCCATGGTCAGGCTCCTTCGGTTTCGGCGGCCGGTTCGGCCGCGGGTTGGGTGATCTTGTTGATGACGGCGCCAAGGTCCGGCGCCTCGAATGCATCGAGCGCGCCGGAGCGATCCTTAGCGGCGTACTGAAAATCAGCTTGCGTTTGAAGCCACCGCGTTGGCCGCCCCTCGGTGTCTTTCTCGACGCGAAGCGCGAACACTTCGTCGAAGAGGTACGGAAGCGATTGACCTAGGCGCTGGCCCGGCATCGATGGCGCATAGAGCATCGCGCCGGTCGTCTCGTCCTTCGACCGTTCGATCTTCGCGCTCATGTAGACGTTGCGCCCAGGCAGGTCACGGAACGCCCGCAGCAGCTCGGCCATCTGCTCCTGCAGGGCGCCGTAAGCCTGGCGCGGGTCACGAGTCGCCTTCTTCTCGGCCGCGAGCACCACCTCGGCGATCTCGCTGATCGAATCCAGGCAGACGGACGCGAACTGGCTCCCCTCTTCGGACTCGGCCAAGAACTTGTACGCCTCGTGAACGTCGGCGATCGTCGAGACTTCGATCACCGGGAGGTCGAACTCGCGCAGGGACAGCAGGCCGGACTCTGCGCTGATGATTACCGGGTTCGGCGCCGTGGCGCACAGGCGTGTCTTGCCCGCGCCAGCCTGCCCGTACACGAGGATCTTCACACCGTTGACGCGCGCCGCGTCCCGGCTGTTGATGAGCTTCACTGCCATTGCTGTTCATCCTTCGTTGCGGCGGGTTTCATGTCCCACCTAGTGCGATGGCGACCCTTCGCCATCATGTCGGCCACGTTGTCGGCCATCGCGCCAAGAAACAGGTGCGAGGGATTCACGCATGCCGGGTTGTCGCATCGGTGGCAGACGCACATCCCGTGGTATCCATCGCCCTCTGGGATCTGGCCGTTCGCCAGCTCGAACGAGAAGCGGTGCATCTTTTGCTGCCGACCATCGACGTGCATGACGCCGTAACCCTTTCCGTCCTTGGCGCCTGTCCAGATCCAGCACCCGGTGGATTCCTCGACGACGTAGCGCTTCTCGAAGCGCTCACGCGCGTTGCTCGTCTTAGTGCGCCGGTTGAAATCGGCGGTTTGCTCCCGCTTGAGGCAGCCGCACGACTTCTGCTTCCCCGCGCGAAGCGCATGCGTCCCGACGATCGACACGGCGCCGCATTCGCACACGCACGACCACTGCGCTTCGTGCTTGCTACCGCGCGCAGCTTCGGCGACCACCGTCAAGCGATGGAACGCCTGGCCAGAGAGATCAGGGCGCACGCGCTTGGCCATGTCACACCGCCTTCACGCTGATGGACGACTTCGCCTTCTTCGCGGTGAGCGCGCGGGCGACGACCGCGTAGACCTCGGGGCGGTTCTCGATGAGCCAGTGCAGGCCCTTGGTGTCGAGTTTGGCGCTCTGCACCCACTGGACCGGGCGCAGTTCGGCGGGCACCTGGGACTCCACCTGGCGCCACAACGCCTCGTCCACGGTCCGGGTGATCTTGGCGGTCACGGTGAGCTTGCGGCCGTCGGCGAGCTCGTGCGTCTGCGCACCCTCGTCGCGCTCGCCGGTGCGGGCGATGATCGCCTCCTCGATCGCCACGCGGCGCTTCGCAGCCTCCTCCTCGGCGCGCTTCTCGATGACCCACTTGTCCACGAGGGACTCCAGCGTTTCGGTGGCCGGCTGGACGGCCTTCAAGACGGCACTCATCGTGCGTTCTCCTGGTTGCGGCCCGGCTACCGGCCGGGCATCGGGTTGGGCTTGAGCACGCGCCCGGCCCAGCGCTTGATCGCGTCGGCCAGCGGCTGCGAGTGCAGCGGTTCGTCCGGCTCGGTGCGCCGGGCGCGGGCCACGTCGCACTGCTCGGCGACCTCGCGGGCGCTGCGGATGACGCGGGCTTCGCGGTAGGTAATGGCGGGTTTCATGGTCAGTCCATCCTCGCAATGAGCGCCGCGATCTGCGGCAGGACCGTCTGCGGGTTGCCCTGCAGCCAGTCGAACAAGCTGATGAGCCCGGCCACGCACATCGAGAGCAGCAGCCCGTAGCCGATGCACATGGCGAGCGCGTCGAGCGGGCGCATCTGGTGCGCGTCGTAGTCGGCCTGGCGAAGCGTGCGCATCATCGGGGACTCGCGGCGAAGGTAGGCGGGCCTCACAGCTCGTCCTCCCCGAGTGCCACCGCGGTCGCGGCCATGCCGTAGACCCCGGCATCCGACCGGATCGCCTCGCGCAGCTCGGTGCGCAGCGCCTCGCAGGCGACGGCGATCGCCTCCGGGTCGTCGCGGCGCGCGCCCATGTGCAGGACATCGAGCACGGCGCGCTGCCATGTCATCGACTCGCCGTGCAGTCGCACGCGCAGGTCGCGCAGGTCGATTTCGGCGTCGTCGACGAGGCATGCGCTGTACGCCGGGTCGTCGTGGGCGCGGCCGGCCATCAGGTCGACCTGCGCGACGATGCGCTGCTCGCGGGCGGCTTCAGCCGCGTCGCGGTCGTCGAGGCGACGCTTGACGCGATCCCGACGGTAATCGACGGCGGCTTGGGTGGCGGCGTATCCGTTCACAGCAGCGCTCCCAACTTGAGCACGCGGGTCGCGCGCTCGATCACCGCGTCGTCGGCCGGCGTGCGCGCGGCCCGGCCGGCGAGCTTGAGCACGTCGGCGAGGGACTCGCGCAGCAGGCGGTTCGTGCGGGCCAGCTGCTCGCGGTCGCGCTGGAGCATGGCGGCGCGGAACCCGTCGGCGGCGGCCTGCGGCGACTCGGCGAGCCTCGGCAGGTCCGCCAGCGCGATCCGCTCGTCGGCGTGGATCGGCGCGTCCGGGCCGGCGTGGCCGATGGGCTGGCCGGCGTTGGCGTAGCGGGCGAGGGCGGCGCTCATGACGCGCTCCCGGTTGCGCGGTCGCCGGCGCGCCGAGCGCGCGTGATCTGATCGGCGCTGGGTTGACGGCGCCATGACTGCACGACGTCGCCCCAGCCGATCCGGACCATGCCTTTCGTCGCGCGCCACACTTGCCCGCGCCGATCGATGCGAACGAAAAAGCCGGTCATCGCCTCGGCCTTCGTGGCGCCGCGCGGGACGTAGGTGCCGGTCAGGTAGGCCAGCCGGGTGCGGGCACGCTGGCCGTCGACCTGGCCGCCGCGGCGCACGAGGGCCCACGGATAGGCGTGGCAGGTCGATGGCAGGCCGAACCGCGGCGTGTGCGCCGGGCGGGCTGCGGTGGTGGTGTCGGTCATCTGGGCCTCCGTGCGTGAGCAGTGCATGGAGGCGAGATTAGGCGCTCCTTATCCCTTTGTCAATAGGTGCGCCTAACTTTATTTTCGAGCGCTTGCGGCGCGAGAGAAAACCGGGTCAGTCGAAGCGCAGACGCCAGCCCTTGCTTTTCAGGCAAGCGTCCATCACGCGGACGTACCGCGTGCGGGCATCGTCGCCAGCGTTGAGGGCGTTGAAGTAGGCTTGCGCGCCGGTGCGTGCGGCGGAAGGCTGTTGCTGGGGCATCGACATCTCGACCAGCTCGCACGCGGCAAGGTCGGTTTCGTACATCTCGCGCGTCGCGCCCGGCTTATCCCAGTAGCCGCGTGGCGCGGGCTGAGAGGCGGCGCATCCGGCCATCATGGCGACGAGGATCAGCGGCTCGAGACGCATCGTTGCCTCCTTCCTTAACCAGGCCCATCGAAACGGCAGAGCGTGCACATTGGCAGCCCGCAGCCCCGACGAAACGGGATGATTCTAGCGAGACGCCCGCCGCTTGACGCCGGGGCTTTTAGGGCGGCCTGACAGCACCCCCAGCATGTAGGTTTGGATGTCATGCAAGGCATCGCGGTCGAGATCGTCGATCAGGTCGCGATCAACGCGCGGGAAGGGCCACGGCCTCTCGGATTTGCGCTGCGGAAGCGACTGGACGACCTGGCCGCGGCCTTCAATCTCCATCGGCCCCTTCCCGGAGCCCAGCCATTCCGGCCGCACCTTCAGATACGCCGCAGCCCCAAGTAGCACCTCGCCCTTCAAGCTATGGGTCTTTCCGTTGAACCAGTCGGCAACCGAAGGCGGCTTGACGCCCGCGGCACGGGCCAGCGCAGCTTGCGTCACGCGCTCGCCGGGCGCGGCGATCGCGCGCCGCCGCTCAAACGCGCGAGTAACCCGATCTTTCAGAGTGGACATTAGGAAATCCTAATCGCACTCGCATTAGGCAGTCCTTGACATGAAGATTAGGCACACCTACCATGTCGTCATGAACCACGCAGAATTGATCGACAAGCTGGGTGGCACGACTACGGTCGCACGGCTGCTCGGCATCAAGCCGCCCAGCGTCCACGAGTGGCGCAGCAAGGGCATCCCATCGGATCGACTGATTCAGCTGGGGGCCGAGATCGAAGGGAAGGCCGGCATCCCGCGATGGGACTTGCGCCCCGACGACTGGCATCGCATCTGGCCCGAGCTGATCGGCGCCGACGGTGCGCCGGCCGTGCCTGCCACCGAGCCCGCGAAAGCGGCCGCCTGATCCCGTGATTCCCATGGCCGCCATCTTCCACGCGCCAGCAGTCCCTACGCGCACCTAACTTCCGGACGCCTATGGACACGCCGAGCCTGTTCGTGGAGTCAATCGAGGAAGCTATCGCAGAGGTGGCGCGGGCATGCGGTGGCCGCAAAGCCTTCGCCGTCGCCATGTGGCCGTCCCTGCCGGTCAGGGAGGCGCACAACCGTTTCGACGCCTGCCTCAATCCGGAGCGCCGGGAAAAGTTCGACCTGCTCGACCTGCTGTACATCGCCAAGCGTGGCCGGGAAGCCGGCTGCCACTCGCTGATGTTGTTCCTCGCTCGGGAGACAGGCTACACCGACCCGCAGCCGGTCGAGCCAGAAGACGAACGGGCGAAACTTCAACGCGAGTTCATCAACGCGCAGCGCGGATTCGAGGCGCTCGCCAAGCGCATGGAGCGCGCCGGGCTGCTCAGGAGCGCTGCATGACCTACACCCCCCGCCCCGGCACCATCGCTGACCGATGCATGCAGGCGCTCGCGGGCGGGCCGCTGACGGTCGCTGACCTCTGCAACGCCATCGGCCGTGACTACGCCGGCATCCACGCCGATCTGCGCATTCCCATGCGCCACGGCGCGATTGTCAAGACCACGGTGGACGGCCGCGCCGGCTTTCAGCTTGGCGACGGATGGGCGCCTGTCGATCGCGCCAACCGATTTGCCGCGGCGCTCTGGTCCGACGGCACGATGGCGATGATGAACGTGCGCACAACGGCCGGCGATCGCGCCGCGGTCGAACTCTCGTCAGCGCAGGTCGAGATGGTGCGCAGGCTGCTCGCAGGGGGTGCCGCATGACCCACGAACTCACAGGCGGCCGCCGAGCCGGCCAGCAGGTCGAGATCGTCAAGAGGAACGGAACCGCCGTGCGCGTGCGGTTCAGCGATCACCGCGAAAGATGGGTGCAGGCTAGGCACTTGCGGGAACTGGACGATCGGCAGTCGCGGTACGCGCAGGACCGGGTGGAATGGCAGCGGTAATGGCCGCCGTCGTCCCGATCGGCCAGTCGCGTCCGATGCTCGAATACGCGCTGGCCTACGCCGCACTCGGCTGGCCCGTGTTCCCGGTTCACTGGGTCGACCAGTCCGTCGACAAGGAAACCGGCGAGATCACGAACCGCTGCTCGTGCCACTCTGGCGCTTGCGAGCGCGTCGGGAAGCACCCGCTGACGGCTCGTGGCTTTCAGGACGCCGCAACCGACCCCGAGTCGATCCGCGCCTGGTGGGGCAAGTGGCCGATGGCCAACATCGGCGTGGCCACCGGCGCGCAGTGCTGGGTGCTCGACATCGACTTCAGGAGCGACAAGAACGGCCACCTCACCGTCGAGGCACTCGAGCGCGAGCACGGCCTGCTGCCCGACACGCAGACGGCGCGCAGCCAGTCCGGCGGACGGCACTACTTCTTTGCCGGCGATGCGTCGGTGCAGTGCTCGAAGGAGAAGGTCGGCCCCGGCGTGGACGTGCGCGGCTCCGGCGGCTACATCATCGTCGAGCCATCTCGGATCGACGGCACCTACGCATTCGACGACTGGGACGTCCTGGCCGGCGAAGCACCCAGCCTGGCGCCCGCCCCGAACTGGCTGCTCGAGATCGTCACCGGATCGCCGCGCGCCGCGGCCAGCGCGCCGATCGGCGAACGCTTCGCGCCCCCCGAGACACTGGACGACCTGCGCGCTGCGCTCGCCTGGCTCGACTGCTCGAACTACCAGAGCTGGATCGACATCGGCCACGCGCTCAAGCCGCTGGGCGACAACGGCTTCTGGCTCTGGGACGAATGGAGCCGGCCGTATCCGGGGTACAACTTCCAGCAGATCAGGCAGAAGTGGCACAGCTTCAAGCCGACCAGCATCAACTACGAGTCGATCTTCGCTCGCGCAGCTGCCCGCGGATGGCAGAACCCGCGGGCCCGCGGCGCAGCGCCAGCGGCCAAAGCGGCGCAACCAGCTCCGGAGCCATCCAGGCCGATCGACGCCCGCCCGTTCAAGCTGCGCGACCCCGCCACGATCGAGCCGCGCGACTGGCTGTACAAGCGTATCTTCATCCGGCGCTACGTCACCGGAACCTTTGCCCCTGGCGCCGCGGCCAAGACCCAGATCAACCTGTACGACCTCGTGACGATGGCGTGCGGGTTCAACCTCGACACCCGCAAGCCACTGAAACGCGGCCCTTTGCGCGTCTGGTACATCAACGTCGAGGACGACATGGAGGAGATCGAGCGCCGACTCGCCGCCATCTGCCTCCACTACGGCATCACCGACGACGAACTCGGCGGGCGCTTGTTCGTCGACACCGACCGCGAAGGACGCTACCTGGTCGCCGAGACCTCGCGCGAGGGCGTCATCGTGCGCCGAGCCGTCGTTGACGCCATCCTGGCGCAGATCTCCGAACGCGGAATCGACCTGCTGCTTGTCGACCCGCTGGTCGGGCTGCACGCGGTCAGCGAGAACAGCAACCCGGAGATGAACCGGGTCATCGCCCAACTGCGCCGCGTCGCAGAGGAGGGCGACTGCGGCGTCCATGTCATCCACCACGTCAGGAAGGGCTCAGACGGCGACGAGGTGAGCGTCGAGGACGGCCGCGGGGCCTCGGCCATCAAGGACGCCTGCCGGGCCGTGCGCACGCTCACGCCCATGTCGGAGAAGGAGGCCGCCGACTTCGGCGTGCCGATCGAAAAGCGCCGCTTCTACGTCTGGGCGAATCACAGCGGAAAGCCGAACCTCGCGCCACCTATGGCTACGCGCGACTGGTACTTCCTCAGGGACGTCGGGCTCGGCAACGCCCGCCCAGACCGCGACGAGGACCGCATCGGAGTGCCGACGCCGTGGGACACGCCGTCGCCGTTCGATGGCGTCTCGCTCGACGACTGCCGGCGAATCTGGGCCGCAATCGGCGCCGTTTCCGACCCGCTCGCCTGCCTGCGCGACAGCTCCCAGTCCGTCGCATGGATCGGCGCCCTGATCTGCGATCGGCTCGGCTGGGATCGCTCCGACGAGTCCTCACGAGCGCAAGCCAGGCGCATCGTGACTGAGTGGGCGTCGTGCCAGGTACTCGAGCTCGTCAAGGTCCGCGACGTAAAAAAGGGCCGCGACGTGCCCTGCTATCGACTCGGGCCGGCCGCGAAACTGGACTGAGACCCCCACCCATGCCCCACCTTTCCACCACTTTGGCCCCCACCTCCCACCAGGCCGCTTTTCCACCCAACTACCCCCACCCCACCACTTCAGGGGGGTGTGGGGGTGGTGGGGGGGTGGCGGCGGGGACGGCCGAAACGGGGGATTCCAGATCCCCACCCCACCACTGCGCCCCCACCTCGACGCGGACGGCGAAACGATGAACAACAGCGACACCAGGTTCCTGATTCTGGAAATGAAGTCGGCAGCGATGGATGGGTTCTATTTGCGCCGCGAAGATGCTGAGGGTGTTTGCGAGTACCTGCGAGCAGAGTACCCGTGGGGCGAGTGGATCATCGCAACGGTCGATGCGTCGACCGGTGCTCGCATCCACGACGCATGGTTCCACGTCAACCGACTTCGTTCCCACGTCGGAGCGCTTTCATGCTGATCTACGGTCTCGACCCCGGCGTCACCGGCGCGATCGCCGCGATCGTCAACGGCCGGCTGCACGACGTCCGCGACCTGCCAGTGCGCCAGGAAGGCGGCGGGACCGTGAAGCGCCGGATCGACTCCGCCGGGCTGGCGGCGATCGTCCGCGAGTGGCGGGCCCAGCTCGGTCCGGACAGCGAACTCGCCGTGCTCGAGCGAGTCGGCGCCATGCCGGCTCAAGGCGTCGCGTCCGTGTTCAGCCTGGGGCACACGGCCGGTGCCTGCGAAGGCGTCCTGCTTGCCCTGGGCTGTCCGGTCGAGTTCGTCGCGCCGGCTGTCTGGAAGCGCGCCGCCGGCCTCGGCCGCGACAAGGCCGACTCGCGTGCCAAGGCGTCCCTCGTGTTTCCCGGTCACGCCGGGCTGTGGACGCGGGTCAAGGATCACAACCGCGCCGAGGCCGTGATGCTCGCTCACTACGGATGGGGGAGGCGCGCGTGATCGACCCGCAGCAGGACGAGCTGGCGCTTGTTCCACGTGAAGCGGAGGCGGCATGGATGTGACCCGCAAACCCTTCGACCTCGAGCTCGAAGGCCGCCCCGCCGGCCGGGGCTGCATCCGGCTCTCCGACGACGGCTGGTGCTACGGCTGGGAGCGCGCTGACGGCACGGTTCACGCCGCCGGGCCGTTCGAGTCAGAACAGGCCGCCGGGGATGCGCTCATGAACGCTGTTGTCGGCTGGTACGCGAGCCTGCAATGAACGGGATCGCAGCCATCCTCGCCGACCGCGAGCGCACCGACGCGCCGCGGCCGATGATGCGCCCGGCACCGCGCCGCGAACTGCTGCTCTGGTGGCTGTCCAAACGCAGCCTGTCGGCCCGCGAGCTGGCCGAGCGCACCGGAGTTCCGATCGAGCTGGTCTGGGTGCTGCTCACGCAGATGCGCCGCGATCGCCAGATCATCGTCGCCTACCGCAAGTCGGTGGAGTACGCGATCGACGGCTCCGGGCGCAAGCGCCACGTCGTCAACTGCTACCGGGCGAGGGTGACGCTGTGAGGGCGCTGACTGCACAGCAAGAGGCGTTTGCCCAAGCCATCGCCGACGGGATGAGCCAGGCGGACGCGTACCGACACGCCTATCCCAAGTCCCTCAAGTGGTCGCCGGACGCGTTGCACCCGCAGGCCAGCCGCATGGTCGCCGATCCCAAGATCGCCGCAAGAATCGCCTCGTTGAAGGCCGCGATCGCCGAAAAGGCACTGTGGACGCGTGAGCAGTCGGTCAAGGTGCTTGCCGAGGTTGCGGTGCGGGCCGAGAAAGACGCCGATCGCGTGCGCGCGGTGGCCGAACTGAACAAGATGCACGGGTTCGAGGCAGCGACCACGATCGTCCACAAGGGACCGAACGGGCCGATCGACGTCCGGCGCGTGCATGACGTGACCGATGACGAGCTCGCCCATATCGCCATCACAGGCCGCGGCTGAACTGCTGCGCCGCCGCCGTGCCCGCGCATCCCTCGTCGCCTACGCCAACGCGATCGAAGTGCCGGGCAAGCCGGCCAGCGACGAGCCCGACGAATGGCTGTTCCAGCCGATCGAGACCAGCGTCACCGCGCACCATCGGCTGCTGCTCGAGGCGATCGAGCGCACCGCAGCGCGCAGGCACGGCAGGCTGATGGTGTTCATGCCGCCGGGCAGCGCCAAATCGACGTACACGAGCGTCGTCGCGCCCACGTACCTCATGGGCAAGCACCCGGGCTACCGGATCATCCTGGCGTCCTACGGGTCGGACCTGGCGCGGCGTCATGGCCGGCGAGCTCGGCAAATCTGCCGTCAGTCCGGGTACTCGGCAATCTTCGGTGCGGGCATCGCTGCCGACACGTCCGCGGCTGACGAATGGGCGCTGACGAACGGTTCAGAGTATCTGGCGGGCGGCATCCTGTCGGGCATCACGGGCAACCGTGCCAACGGGCTGCTGATCGACGACCCGGTGAAGGGGCGCGAGGACGCCGACTCCGAGGTGATCCGCAAGAAAACCCGCGAGGCGTTCGACGACGACCTGATGACGCGCCTGATCCCCGGCGGCTGGGTGGTGCTGGTGCAAACCCGCTGGCACGAGGCGGACCTTGCCGGCGGCATCCTCCCCGAGAAGTACGACGGCCGGTCGGGCATGATCGAGTGCCGCGACGGACAGACGTGGGAGGTGCTGTGCCTGCCGGCGCAGGCCGAACGTGCCGACGACCCGCTGGGGCGCGCGCCCGGCGAAATGCTCTGGCCGGAGTGGTTCGACGAGCGGCACTGGCAGAACTTCCGCTCCAACCCGCGCACCTGGTCGTCCCTCTACCAGCAGCGCCCTGCGCCCGACTCCGGTGGCTACTTCGAGACGACGAAGATCGCCCGATATGGCATCGCGCCGCGCGGCATGGTCGTGATCGGGGCGTCGGACTATGCCGTGACCGAGGACGGCGGCGACTACACCGAGCATGGGGTGATTGGCGTCGATCACGAATCCCGTTGGTATTTGCTCGACTGGTGGCGCGAGCAGGCGCAATCCGACGTGTGGATCGAGCGTCAGATCGACCTGATCGACAAGTGGCGGCCCGCGATCTGGTTCGGCGAGTCGGGCGTGATCCGGCGTGCCGTGGAGCCGTTCCTGCTCAAGCGCATGCAGCAGCGCGGCGTGCCATGCTGGCTCGAGTGGCTCGCGTCGATCCACGACAAGCCGACGCGCGCGCGCAGCTTGCAGGCGCTGATCGCAATGGGCTGGCTGTCGGTGCCCGAGGGCAAACCTTGGGTGCCGGTGCTGATGGACCAGTTGCTTGCGTTCCCGGCCGGCGCGTTCGACGATGGCGTGGACGTGCTCTCGCTGGCGGCTCGCGGGATGCAGAAGTTCGGGCGGGGGCTGGCGCCGGTGCAGCCGAAGGAGCGGGCCGCACCGCCCGCGCTCGGGGTCGTGCCGGCCCGGGTGCTCGATGCGCCCGTGGAGCGGCCGAGGAGCAGGTACAAGGCATAGGGGCGGATCATGAAGGCGAAGCCGGTTCCGATTGGTGAGCTGATCTCAGCATTGCAGCGAATTGCCGAACAGACGCCTGACGCAGTGGTCTACGTATGGGGGACGCGTGACGACTGCGGCAACGGCTATCTGGAGGTCGAGACTGCGCAGGGCCAAGAGATTTGCACCGTCGATATTTCGGCCAAGCGCCGCGGTGCGGTGACGATCAAGCATCCGCTTGGCTGGCCCGAGGACCGCTGACTGTGGATTAAGCCAATCCGGGGGTTGTACACATCCCCCGATGAAGCTCATCGCCAGCCTGCGCGAGACGCGCCGTTCGCTCGACCTGGGCGAACTGATCGCCATGAACACGCCGCGCGCGCGGTTCGAGGGATACGACGACCTGCGCGACGAGCGCGGCGACATCCGCCGGTTCCGCGTGTACTCGGTCGAGGGCTGCCTGTTCGACGGCCAACCGATCATCGTGCCGGCGGCGCTCTCCGCACTTGCTGCCGATTCGCTCGCGCACGACGGGATCATGACGACGATCCAGCGCGGCAAGCTCGCGCTCGCGTCGCTCGACTCCGAGGTGGATCGGGACATGGACGTTCGGCCAAGCCAGTCCGCCGGCCTGTCCGGTGAGCAGCGGGTCAAGATCGAACGGATGCTCGCCGACAAATGACCGACGAACAGGCCAAGCCCGAGACTGACCCGCGCGACGCGGCGCTCATCCGCCGGTATCAGGCGGCGATCGAGTCGGCGATCGACGACAACAAGCCGAGGCGCCAGCGCATTGCGGAACTGGAAAAGTACGTCCGCGGCGTCCAGCACATGGACGACGAGGCGGTGCGCGACCCGGAGGAAGTGCGGGCGAACCTGATCCTCGGGATCATGCAGACGCTGGTGCCGCTGTACTACGCGAAAGACCCCGAGATCGACGTAGCGCCGGAAGAACAGGTCGTCGATTCGTCCTATGAGGCGCTCGACACGTTCTGCGCGACGATGGAAATCGTGCTGAACCGGCTGTTCGTGCGTGACGGCAAGTTGAAGCGCCGCATCACGCGCGCGATTCCCTCGGCGATGACTGCGGGCGTCGCGTGGCTGAAGGTCAGCTACCAGCGGGACTATGCGCGTGATCCGGTCATCATGAACCGCATCGCCGACACGCAGGACAACCTGGCGCGCATTCAGTCGCTCACCGATCAAGTGCAGGCGCCGGACGCGACCGACCGCGAGGCGAAAGAGGCCGAGCTGCGCGACCAACTCGCGGCGCTCGAGCAACAGGTCGAAGTGCTGTTGGAAGAGGGGCTGGTGATCGACTTCGTGTCGGACGCGGACATCCTCATCCTGGACGAATCGCTGACCACCTTCAGCGAGTACCCGCAGGCCCGGGCGATCGCGCACCGGATCGTCATGACCTGCTCGGACTTCGAGGACCGCTTCGGGAAAAAGCCGGTGGGCGCGAAGTACGCGGACAAGCGCGACGCGCTGGCCGGCAAGCAGGGCCAGTCGAAGCGCGATCGGCAGCAATTCGTGATGGTGTTCGAGATTTGGGACCGGCGCGCGCAGACGATCTACACGGTCGAGTTCGGGGCGAAAGAGTGGGCGCGTGATCCGTACCGGCTGGAGCGCAACGGCCGTAGGTTCTACCCGCTCTTTGCGATCTTCTGGAACGAGGTGGATGGGCAGTTCTACCCGGTGGCCGACGTCGAGCAGTGGGCCGGGTTGCAGGACGAGTACAACTCGATGCGCACGCAGCTTGCGCAGGCGCGGCGCGAGAATCGCCCCGGGTTCGCGTTCCGCAAGGGTGGCGCGCTCACCGACGAGGACGTGGACGCGATCGTGAACCGGCGCGGCCGTCAGGCGGTGGGCGTGACCACGAACGGCAGTCAGGCGCCGCTGGCGGGAGAGATCGTGCCGTTCCCGGCCGTGCCGATCGACCCGGTGAGCTACGACACGACGCCGATCCTGCGCGACCTCGAGCAGACCTCGGGCGCCTCGGACGCCTCACGGGCCAGCATCCAGAAGGCGAAGACCGCCACCGAAGCGGAGATCCAGGCGCAGGGCATGCAGTCCCGCACCAGCTACCGGCAGGACACGCTGGAGGGCTACCTAACCGAGATGGCCGAGTACGCGGCGCAGATTCTGCTGCAGGAGCTCGCCGAGCCGATGGTCGAGCGCATCGCCGGCCCGGGCTACGTGTGGCCGACGCTGCCGAAGGACGACATCTTCGATCTGGTCAAGGTCGAGATTCGCGCCGGCTCGACCGGCAAGCCGAACCGCATGCAGGAGCGCGAGCAGTGGGTGCAGCTCGCGCCGCAGTTGATGAGCTTCATGCAGCAGGTGATCCAGTTCCGGCAGGCCGGACTGAACGACCAGGCCGAGGGCGTGATCGAGCTGCTGCGCGAGACGTTGAAGCGCTTCGACGAGCGCATCGACATCGGCAAGTTCTTCCCGCCGCTGCCGCCGTTGCAGCCGCAGATGCCACAGATTCCGGGCGCCATGCCCGACCAGATGCCGCCCGAGATGGCGGTTCAACCCCCTGCGGGCTTGCCCGCTGAACTTCCCGTAGGAGCCTGAATCATGTCCGGTACCAAGTACACCATTGCCCTCGACGCCACGGTCCGCTCGCCCGAGACGTATCCGATCGAGGCCGGCGAGACCATTCGCATCATCACCCCCGCGTCGAGCACGGCGAAGCTGGAGATCAGCTACGACGGGGGCGCGACGTGGAAACCCTGGGCGTTCGGCACGCAGGCGCAGTCGCTCACGAAGAACGAAGTGCTGCTCAAGCGCTGCCTCGTGCGGGCGACCTGCGTGACCGGGACCGCGACGTTCGAGGCGGACCTGGCGGCGGCCACCGAGGCGCACTCGCGGGTCATGATCGGCACGGGCACGCCGGCCTCGCTGGTCGCAGCCGCTCCGGGCACGCTGTTCCTCGCCATCGGCGGCGGCGCGGCGACGACGCTCTACATCAAGGGCTCGGGCACCGACGCGAGCGGCTGGCTGGCCGTCACCGGCGCCTGATGAGCGCGGGGCTTCGGCCCCGCGTCAGTTCCAACCCACCGAGGTAGCCAATGGCCGATGAAGTCGATCCGCAAGCCGCCCCCGACGCAGCCGCGCCGGTCGAGCAGCCTATCGCCGAAGGAAGCGCCCCCGAAGCCGCCGCGCCCGAGCAATCCATGCTCGACGCGATCGGCGCGGCGCTGAAACCGGACGAACCGTCTGCGCCGGCCGAGCCCGGCGACGAGCGCCCGCGCGGGCCGGATGGCCGGTTCCTGCCGAAAGACGGCGCGGACCCCACAAAGCCCGCCGATTCGGCGAAACCCGCCGAGGTCAAGCCCACCGAGCCCGCCAAGCCGACCGAGGACGCCTTCAAGGAGCCCGAGGGGCTGTCCGAAGGCGCGCAGGAGCGATTCCGCTCGCTCGTGAGCATGGTGCGCGAGCGCGACGCGCAACTCGAGCAGGTGCAGGCGCAGGCGACCGAGATGCGGCAGGCCGTCGAGGGCTTCCAGCGCATGATCGTCGACAGCGGCGCGAACGACCAGGAGCTGGTCGCGCTGTTCGATTTCGCGCGCGCGATCAAGTCCGGCAACTGGACGGCCGCAGAGCCCATGCTGGCGCACCTGACCCAGCAGTACCGCGTGGCGATGGGCCGCGACCCGAATGGGGCCGACCCGTTCAGCGTGCATCCCGATCTGGCGCAGGCCGTGCAGGAGGGCAAGATCACCGCGGAGGCGGCGCGCGAGGTATTGCGGGCCCGCCGGGTGCTCGCCGACGAGCAGCGCCGCACGCAAGCCGCGCAGGCTGAGCAGCAGACGCAGCAGCAGTACATCGCGGGCGTGCAGCGCGCCACCGCCGAGGTCGGCCAGATGGTCCGCCAGTGGTCGGCGACCGATCTGGACTGGCCGAAGAAGCAGGCGATGTTGCAGGCGCAGGCGGTGGAGATTGCCAAGGCGCTGCCGCCCGAGCAGTGGGGGTTCGCGCTGCAGTCCGCGTACAAGCTCATCGGTGAGACGCTCAAGGCGAACGCGCCGGCCCGGGCGACGCCGACCGCTGGTGCGCAACCGCTGCGGCCTTCGGCGGCCAGTGTCGGGCGGCGCGAGCCGTCGAACATGGCCGAGGCGATCAGCGCGGCGCTCGGCAACGGCTGAAACGAGTTCTCCTCCTGGCGCGGTCCCGTCTTCGCTGCGCCCTTCGCCCGCCCTCGTCGGCGGGCGTTTTCTTTGTGGATTAAGCCAATCGGCCTTTGGCAGCGTGGCGTCTGACTGTATCCGGGGCTCGTCGCCCGGGCACCGCCCGACGTGATCGGCTGTTTTGCGGCTCGCCACCGCGAATCGGAGCGGCAACACCGCACTCGTTCGCATCCACAGGAGCCCATCATGCCGTTCACCGTGAACCAACTGGCCGAAGCCGCGAAGGTCGGCCTCGACTTCTACATGAAGAACAACCCGGTCGATCAGGTGTCGGTCGATCGCCCGCTGCTCAAAGCCCTCCAGTCGCGCAAGAGCGAATTCCCCGGCGCCAAGGAGTACATCGTCGAGCAGCTGCGCGCGCGCTACGACTCGAACTTCCAGTGGTACCGCGGTGCCGGCGCCGTCACCTACAACGAGCGCAACACGATCGAGCAGGTCAAGTACCCGTGGCGCAGCGCGCACGACGGCGTGATGATCGACGAGGATCGCCTGAGCCAGAACGGCATCATCGTGACCGATGATCGGCAGGCCAAGGCGTCGGACGCCGAGATGGTCCAGCTCACCAACCTGCTCACCGAGCAGTCGGAAGTCCTGCGGCTGGGCTTCGAGGAGAAGTTCTCCGCTGCGCTGCACTTCGACGGGTCGAGCTCGGCCGATGCGATCGCGGGCCTCGATCACCTGGTGCCGATCACGGCCGCGCCGGTCGGCGCCGGTACCGAGGTGGTGGGCGGTCTGGACGCGTACACCTACCCGTGGTGGCTGGCGAACCGCGAGACCGGCCTGTCGTCGTCGGACATCCTGACGAAGATGGAGACCGAGTGGCGCAACTGTGTGCGTCACGGCGGGCGGCCCACGCACATCTTCGTCGGCGGCGCGTTCTACGACGCGTTCGAGGCGGCCACCGTCGCCGCGTCGGGCGGCATCCAGCGGTTCATCCAGACGCCGACCAAGGGCGGCACGCAGATGGACCCGGGCCTCACCGGCATGGCGTTCAAGGGCGTGGATCTCACCTGGTGCCCGGAGTTCGACGACGACTTCGGCGGCATCGTGAGCCCGGCCACGAGCTGGAACAAGCGCGGGTACATCCTGAACCTGCGCCACCTGAAGCTGCGCCCGCTCGCCGGCCAGGACATGGTGAGCCGCAAGCCCCCGCGTCCGCACGACCGCTACGTGGTCTACATGGCGCTCACGTGGAAGGGCGCGCTGACCTGCAACATGCGCAGCGCGCACGCGTCGCTCGCGCTCACCTGATCGTCAACCGCGGGGCTTCGGCCCCGCACCTTCGATGGAGAGCCTGATGCTGCAAGTACCCCTGAAGCGAGTCCCGATCCGGCGCGACATGGCCGAGACCCTGCTGGTGGACGTCGGCGAGCACGAGATTCCCGTGCTCATCGCTGTTCACGGCGAGGGCAAGGTGCAGACGGAACTGATCTGCGCCACCGACGACGTGGCGACGATCGCGGACCCGAAGATCGAGTACGAGCGGCTCGGGCGGCTCTACGGCGTGGACGCGCAGACCGGCCGCCGGTTCGTGGACATCGCGTATTCGGACTTCCGGCGGTTCCTGGAGGACCTGCAGGCGTTCGCCGGGGTGCCCAAGCGCCGCAAGGTCGCGGCTGACGCATGACCCGCTCGGCGAACCCGTTCCGAACGCTGGAGAGCCTGCGCACGGAGTTGCAGGCTCGCATCGGCGCCGCCGCGGGAATCGCGTTCGCCAAACCGCTGCTCGACTCGTTCCTGCAGGGCGCGCAGGAAGCCCTGTACGAACTCGTCCCCTGGAAGCACCTGCGGGCCTCGGCCACGATCAAGGTCGCCAACGGCTCGGTCTGGTACGACCTGCCGCCGGACTGCGACCTCGAGCGCATCGAATCGGTGTCCATCCTCTACGGCGGGTCGTGGCTGCCGCTGGTGCAGGGGATCGAACTTCGGCATCGCAACTTCTCGACGCCCGGGACGCCCAGCCGCTACGACGTGCGCTGGAACGCGTCGGCGGCTGGCGGCTGGAAAGTGCAGATGGAGGTTCACCCAAGTCCGTCGCAGGACGGGACGCTGCGGGTCGAGTATCAGCGGACGTGCCTGCCGTTCACCGAGGACGCGCACGTTGCGTCGATTCCGACCGGACCGCTGTTCCTGCACGCGCTCACGAACGCCAAGATGCACTACCGGCAGCCGGACGGCCCGGCGTACGCGAAGCAACTGGAAGCGATGCTCGCGGAGCTCAAGGGCCGGCATCGTCGGGCCACGGTCGTGTCGCCGCGGCGCGTGCGGCCGATGCTCGACGAGGATGCGGTCTACAACTTCCCGCCGACCGACTATCCCAGCGGAGGATGAAATTTCCTCCATAATTTACTCGGCGTTCGACGGTGGGATCGACCTGTCGCGCCCGTCGAACATTCAGGACGCGAACCGCTTCCGCCGGCTCAAGAACGCCTACGTGACGCCGGGCAAGGCGGTGCGCAAGCGCCCCGGTGCGCGGTACCGATGGTCGTGGGGGCCGGGCGTGAAGGGTCTGTATCCCGGGCCCGGCTACCTCACCGGCTTCTGGGGCGACGGGAACGCGGACGTGCAGCATCCGACCGCAGTCCCTTTCGTGCAGGACGCGGGCCAGTACCGCACGACCCGGCTGCGCGCGGCAGGCGGGGGGTCGGCGCCCGGCAACGTGATCCAGTCGATCGAGACGGCGTTTCTGGTCGCCGGCTCCATGTACGCGGTGGCGACGACCGACCTGGGCATCCGCCACCACTATGCGTCGGGCACTGGCGACACGGCGATCGTGGACGACAACTGCCCGCAAGGGGCGACGGCGATCCCGATCGCGTCCAAGGTATTCGGCGGGGATGCCGAGGGCGTCGTGCGGTTCAGCAAGACCGACGATCCTGCCAACTGGACCGCGACCGCTGACGCGGGGTTTTTGCCGACGAACCGCAAGACGCGCAGCCTGAGTGCGGTCGCGGCGCTGGGCGAGTTCAACGGCTTGCTCGTGGTGTCCACGGGCGACGCTGCGCAGCTGTGGGAAGTGGACCCGGACCCTGCAATGATGCGGTTCAGCAAGACCATTGCCGTGGGCCAGGTCGCAGGCGACACGGGCGCGAACGTCGGCGCGGACTTCTTCTTCCTGTCGCAGCCGGGCGTGCGCTCGATCGTGCTCAATTCGCAGGCCGGCAATGCGATGGATCTGGACGTGGGCGTGCCGGTGGATCGGCTCGCGCTGGAGATGACGGCGAGCGGCTCCGGCCAACTGTTCGCCCGCTACCTGCCGTCGCTCGGGCAATTCTGGCTCGTGCGCGGCGCGCGCGCGCTGGTGTACAGCTTCAGCCGCACGGCGAAGGTCTAC